TGCATAACTTGACCCGTCGGTATTGCTAAAATTATTTGTTAAAGCAGCCGCTAAAGTAAATTTACCCTTTGTTACGTTGCTTGTTCTGTCCTCAGATAAAATTGTTAAACTGTTTTGATTAGTTACATCTTGAATTACTGAGCTTAATCCATAGCTAGGAATTAATAACGGTTCGGCCGCTATCGCTCTTGCTAAGTCAAAACTAGGAACTACTGTTTGCGATGAGCTTGTTGTTATCCCATAATAAATACGAGTGATAGTTGACCGTTCAAAAGTACCAGTATCGACAATAATTGTCCCGTCAACTGTTGCGTCGAGATCGCACGTTAAATGATTCCATGTATCAACTGTTAAATCGGCAACGGCAAAATTAAACCTTCTTTGGTGTCCTGAGCTTGTATAAAAAGTAACATAAATATAACTTACGTTTGATAATGTGTTCGGATAACAAGATACCCTAAAGTGTCTATCTGTTAATGATAGTGTTACAGTTTCATACATATCAGCAGAGCCACTTAGTGATGTTGCTGTAAATTTAATTGATTGTCCGTTCTCTAAAAAATCAGTAGAATTAGCCGCAACCGTTGGTGTGTTTGTCCCTGCTGTAAAATCCCCAACCGTTTCCATGTCGTTAATTGTTGATAACTCACTAGCTAGCCCGTGATCAAAAGTGATTGCTGTAGTATCGGTTGTTGCATAAGTCCCACGTAAATATAAAAGCATTTCGCTATCATCAGTGAACGCATTTCTTAAAATCTTATCATTTGGTAGTGGATAACTTTCGCCTTTTTTATCAAAAGCATTAGCTATAGCAACTGTGTCTAATCCGCCACCGCCGCCACCAGAAGCCATATCGCCCCAGCCGATAGTAGTCCCAGTGCTTGTTAATACTTGTCCCTCTGTGCCTATTGATAGTCTATCAGCGGTTTCTGTATCGCTTCTAAACATTATATCGCCTTCTGTAGTTAATGGATTAGCAAACCCAGCCGGGTTAGTCTTCCATATATAACCAAAAGGCGAGGAATCGTCTATAGTTAAAACTTGATCGTTTGAAGTGCCTGAAATATCTACTACTGATTCTACCTTATAATCAAGGGAATCCGTATCGGCACTATCTGTTATGCCTACTTTGTCCTCTAATGCCTCAATAGCACTAGACTGTGTATTAGTTTCTACTGAGAGTATATCATCTACACCATCTACCTTATCAGCAAATGAATCTATTCCTGTTGGGAAATTCGTGCCTGTGCTCATGGTTTACCCCTTTGTTTAAAAGAAGCCCTGGTAGGAGAAACAATAAAACCCTACCAGGACAACTCATTAGTATCTTATCCTACAGCAACACCTTCAAGTGAAGTTATTTGCCACGTCTCGTTAATGAACAACATAGTACAAGAATCATTTGCATCAGCAAAAGTCAAAGTTGCACCAGCCGCTAAATTAGCAGGTGTGATAACTGCATTGTTACCGCCATCTACTGTCATTACCATTATCAATTTCTGGCCTTCAACACCATCTGGTAGCGTATATGAGAACGCTTCCGCAGTAGTATCAAAAGCAATTACATCAGCTAATGCCAACGCTGTGCCATCTGCAGCAACTGTTGAAATTCCGCCAAGAGTAACTACTCCAGCGTCAGTAACAGAAGCTACATAAAATCTTACACAACTAGAACCATCAGCCGCAATTACTTCAATTACATCGCCAGCATATAGTCTATAGTCAGTGAAATAACTAGCAGCAGTTACATCATCAGAAGCCTGATTGACATAAACATACTTAGCTATAACTTCACCAGCTTTAGCATTGTTTACAACAACACTTAAATTTTCTCTATCAAAAGCCATAATATTTCTCCTTTCAGTTTATTGAGTGGCCGAGCATTTCTACCCAGCCACTAATTAAGTCTTTTACGAGTTAGCTACCAAAGTAACTACTCCAGCAGCAGTCACAACAGTTACATTATAAAATGTATTGTTGCCATAGTCTGCGTCGATAACGTTTACTTGGTCGCCAACAGTGAATCTGCCAGTCGTAATTGCACCAGCGTCAGTCATTGTGTCGCCATCAGCGTTGTAATATAACCATAGAGTAGGAACATTTCCAGCTTTTTGGTTATTAGTTACACATGTTAGGTTAGTTATAGTAAATGCCATAATTTATACCCTCCTATGCTTCACTAGTGTGAATAATTACGATTCCGTCAGTATCAATAGCAATCGCACCAGCAGAATAAACACAACCAACTTGCCAAGCTAATTTTTCAGCAATCCAATCCACCATAGATGTCATGTCTTTACCGATAGCCAAGCCAATAGCTTGTTTGTGATATGCGAAGTTATATCTTTTAGCGTTAGTAGGCCCGTCAGAGAATGGTAATCCACCTTCTGTACGTCCACCAATCATAATAAACTTGAATCCTAAGTAAGTATCTAGCTCACCTCTAACCAACGCTTTAATAGAGTTGTAATCAGAAGATGTTACAGCAGTAATACCTAAAAGGTCTTCTAAGAAATAAGATGAGTGTACTAAACATCTATCGTCACCAGGTACGTTATTTTCGTCCAATATGCGTTTAGCTTGTGCTAAATATGCAACAGTTGGAGTCACAGAACCGTCACCAACTGTAGTAGCAGTACCTACAGTATCTTCTAAAGCGTCTATAACAAGTTGATCTTCACGTCTTCCAATTGCTTTTGCAGTGTTTTCAGCGATGATTTTCTTGTCGTCAAAATTAATCTTCTCGATGTCCATGATGTCTTCGTAGTCGAAAGCATCCCAATCAGATAGAGTAACAGTTACTCTTGAACGGCTTGCGTTCATTGCAACTACATCGTTACCTCTATTATGTTGTGTAGCAACACCAGAACCAGCTTTTGGAAATCTGTGTGTAGAACCTACAACCCCTGTCTTTACTCTTACGCTCTCACGTAATGATTTAGTACCTTGGTAGGCTACTTTTACTTCTGAATCAAATGAATCTATGAATACGTTACTTACTTGCATTACCAAATTAACCACTTCCTTTTCTTTATATATTTTTTAAAACATTGTGAAATAGGAAGCCTTAACGTTAATGAGGGTTTGACAGAATTGCCATACGAAGCTCTATTAAGGGTTATTTAACAGTTATATTGTAAACTATATTCAATAAACGTGCAACTGACTATGCTTGACTGTCCATCAGTCTGCTATTTCTACCAGCCTTTGCCCTTAATGCTGTTATAGTTTGTTTGCGCATGTCGCTAGTTTTAGGGTCTAAGTATTCAGCTTTAAGCTCATAGTCAGGAGCTAAACCACCTAAATCAGCTACACTTACAGGAACGCCACTAGCAGCACCACCAAAAGAATCTTTTAACTGCATTATAGTATCAATAAACGGCGCACCTTGTGATTCCATTAGGTTTACAAGGTCATTCTTTGTTTTAGCACTTAACGACGGTGAAGTCTCTACAAACTGTTTAGCCTCTCTTATAATGTTATCTGCGTTAGAGCCTAGTTCTTTCTTTTGTGATTCTATCCAGCGTGACTTCTCTATTATCTTCTCGTCTTTAGTTTTTGAGTCTACAGCACCTAGTGATTCCAATACCTGCAATACAGCATTACTTACTTGAGCACCTTGCACTTTATTAAGGCCACTGTCTAGGTATGTCTTTGCTAGGTGATCTGATATTTCAGTGATAACAGTTCTGTCCTCTTCGGTCATGTCTTCATTGTTAGGGTCAAACAACTTCATAAAACGTTCTTCAGGTGCATAGTCTTCAAAGTATTTATCTGATGTCTCAGGTGCTTTACCATTAGAAATAGTGCGTCTTAGGTCTAATATACGTTTATTAAACTTCTCATCTGCCTTTTTCTGATTACCAAGGTATTCTTTGATAGCCTCTTTATCTGCCTTACCCTCTTCGCTAAAGAATCCTTCTGGATAGTCATACTCGTCTTTAGTTTCTACTGGATGATCTGGAACGTCTGTTAGTCCCTCTGGTGCTTTCTCTTCAACTGAACCAACTAGCGAATCATCACTAGCTGGCGTTGCTGTAGTTTCTTCTACTGTTTCTGTTATTGTTTCTTCTGTCATTGTTTACTCCTATAGTTTAATTGGTTCTTTTACCTCAATATCTTTTTTCTTGGCTTCTTTAGGGATGATAACTTTACCTGGCTTTGGTGCTTTTGGTTTAGCCTTTGGCTTAATTGCACCAACAGCTTCTAATTTCTGGTAGTATTCCTGAACAGCTTTACACACCATTGAAACGATGTCTGTATCTAGGTTACTGCTTTGTATTTCATTTATAACTCTTGTAATGTCCATTTAATTCACCTACTCCCCTTTTTGTTTTGCTTTGGCTATTATGCCCTTTATATGATTGACTAAGTTCTGCTCGCCTATCTTTGAATAAGTTGCATTAACGTTATCATAGTTAGGAAAGTTATTATGTGAATACTTATCTAAATATTCCAGGGCTTTAACCCCTGCCTCATTATCAAGAGCTTGTAAGAATATCCTGTGAATGTCCTTGATCTTATCGTTTATATCGTGCTTCATTAAGACATTGCCTCTTTTTCTGCCATGTTAGCCTCTGCCTTGCCCATGTCTTTAGCGTTAGTGGCTAATACATCTTGCTCAACAGCTTGTTTCTGTGCTTGTTGTTGTGCCTGTGCTTGTTGTTGCTGGTTAGCGTCTGTCTCTTCTTTAGTATTAACAAACCTTGGCGGCACTCCTAATAAGTTCATTAAGTAAACTGCCATGTCATTAACCTTCATAGAAGATGTAAGCATTGCACCAGTTGGGTCTAACTGTAATAGTAGTGCTGCAGATTGTATAATTGACTGAGCCTCACCTTGCTGTAACTGTCTAGCTATTGGAGTGTTGATCTTAACTTTATAAGCAAGCCCGTCAATATCGGCTATGTTAAACTCTTTCTTGATAATGCCAGTTGATGCTAATACATCCATAATTCTTTTTACTAGCGGTAATTGAAACTCTGCAATCAATCTACCAAACACACTGTTAAGGTTACGTCTCATTTCCATCTGCCTAGCGTTTACCTCGGTAGCTGTTAATTGTCTGCTACCTTCGTTAGGTAAAGTATTCCCAAATGTATTACGTTTGATCTCCATTGTAAGCTCTTGTATCTTATAAGACTCTACATTGTGATCTGTTGAGATTTGTAATGGCACAATACTGGATGTGGTATCAGGCACTACATTCAAGCTAAATGGTGTTAGCTCTAAACCTTCAACGTCCAACATCGCATCTTCTTGCACTAGCAATGGTGGAATATTATAAGCAAAGTTTCTAAGTGAATACTCTTTAATTAAATTAAGTGTCTTTATATCGTTAAGAGAAGTAATGCCGACGCCACGTCCATACGGTTCTCCTGCACACTTGTTCCATCTCAATACAATAAATGGGTTAGTTTTATACTCACGTTGAACGAGTATCTCTATACTTGCTTGATCTACTACCATGTAATGATAAGCGTCTATATCTACGTCGTAGTAAGTACACTCGATTAGCTGGATGTCCTTTTTAAGCTCTTCTTCTGTATATTCTTTGTCTTTAAGCTCTACCCATTGCTGACCTAATAGCTCTCGTCTCATTTCATATTTACGGTATACGGCATTAACTTCTCCGTTAGCTCCCTCTGTAACACAATACTCTTTTAATGGTATAGCTTTAAAGGTAAGTGGCTGTCTTGGATTGCCAGGTAATACTAACATACAGCCAGTACCAGCAAATACGTCATAGCAAAACTCACTAAATGCCATATCAAAGTATGAAGCGTTCTTATACTCGTTAGCTAGCTCTGTTAGTTTATCTAGCTCTAAATTAACCTCTTCTCGTTCCTCTTCTTTAAATCTCATACCAGCTTCTAGGCTAATCCATTTAGCCATTGGAGGGCAAAGTACCTCTTGCATAGTATTAACAAACTCTGCCGCTGATTGTTCGCCAATTGATGTATATAAATTAGCTCGTCTATCTTGAAATTCAGGAGATGTACTTGTATCAAACTCTTTCTGATACCCGTCTCTTGCTGGCATACAATACTCAAATACTTGTCTATACTCAGTGTCCCAAGTAGACTTAATAGATGATGCAGTAGTATATCTTTTGTTTATCTCATGTGCTGTGTATTTTTTCATTATCCTAACGCTCCCCCGGTTAATGTTTGGCCAGGGTCTTCTAAGCCCGTAGCACCTGTTTGATTAATTGAATAGCCTGACTCACCTACTAATTGCTTGCGTAGTGTGTCTGAACTAGTTTTCTTTTTCTTATCTTCTGCGGCTTGTGCTTTGGATAACTCACTAGCCTGTGCTGCTTGTTGGTCTTCTAATGCTCCCTTTTGTGCTCTAAGACCTTGCTCTGCCGATTCTGCACCTTTAATGCCAGAGTATGCAGACACTACGGATGATGCCGCCATTACGCCTGCTGCTGTTATTCCCATGCTAAACCTCCAAATATTTTATTACTGTGTGATCTATATATCCCCACCGCTTTAATAGCTTAATTAAGCTACTGTCTTTATATTCTATATTAGCACCTATTTGAATTGAGGCGCAACCGAGCTTCTTCGCTTCACGTTCTGCCCTTTTAATATACTTTCTAACCAGCTTTAAGCTACCTCTATAACATGGCTTAATATAGAACATTAGCTCTACCAATGACTTACCGCCTTTAAAGTCTGGCGCTTCTATATAAGCAAAAATACCAGTAAAGTCTATGCAAAAGAACATTAAGTTATGATTATCAGCCATGGCGTATAGCGTCTCTCTAACTACATCAACATCCTTAAATCCAATGTCGTCATGTATTAAATTAACCCAATGATCTACAGCGTCTCTCATCTAGCCCCCTAGTTTATTATCCTATCCTTGGCATGTTTGATTTCATAGAGCCTATAGCGCTCTTCATTTTATTATTTGATCGTAGCTTAGTCTTCTCTAGTCCACCTTTAGCAGCTAGTCTTTTCTTTCTACTCTTCTCTTCTCTAAATGATTTATCCTCTGCACGTCTTTGGTTACTTAACCCTCTAGCCTCTGCCTTTGTTCTGGCTTTATTTTCAGCCATTGATTCTGATGTTCTCCTGGCGTCACCTTTTTTACTAAATGTATCTCTAATATCCCAATCAAGAACGTTACCACCGCCACCTACAGAAATATCTTCTGCTTTCATGCCAGCGCCAACACCTTGACCTGTAGTCCTGGCGTTATTCTTTTGTTGTCTTTGAGTTGCTGCTTTTGATTGATCGAAAGGATTCTGTACTGAACCTCCACCGCCACCATCACCCATATTGTTACCCCTTATTAAATAAATATACTTGCTGGCCATCTTTGTTGTATATGCCAGTCCCAATACCACCGAGTTTCTTATATGTCCTTTTAACTACAGGTAAGTTATCAAACGATGTTGCTAGTATTATATCATACTTATTAACAAGTTGTCCCCATAATTTATATGCGCCACCAGTTGTTGACAATATATCCACAATGAAACATGAGTTATCCCCAATCTCCCTATATATAATAAAGCAGTCAATAGTGCCTAACATGATATTATATCTATAGCTATCAAAGCAACTAAAGTAACCTTCACGCTCTGTGAGGATACCTATCTTTTTATATTCTGTTATATACCTGGTGATTATCTTATCTTTGATTATCCATAGCGTGTTAGCGTCTATCATCTAAAGTTACCGCTCCACTTCTTAGTTACAGCGCCACGCTTACGTGTTGCTATTGATTCTATCATTGGTAAAATACTAAAAGCATCGGCAGCGTGAGATGTCCAATCATGTAATGGCGTATTCTTAAACACCTGTCTATTCTCATCCCACTCTCTGCGATATTGCTTGAGTGCCTCATATCCGTCCTTGGTTGTCTCTGCATTAAAGAAACACCTGGACAGCATTGTACGTGTTCTTTGTATCGCACCATAAATATCTCCCCTGGCTGGATGTATCTTAATAGGTGATACATTCAAGTTCTTTAGTTGCTGTTGTACTGTTATAGCACGTTCGCCCTCTGTTAGGTGTCTTTTATTACCATCGTGAGGTAAGTGATGCATTGCGTACATATACCCTTTACCTTGTAAAACACTAGCGTAATGGCCCAGTGCATAGTTAGAGTTCTCGTAATAATCTATAATGTGGATATCTTTTCCTATGAACTGTACAAACCATATAGCCATTGAGTCACTTATCCCCAAATCCCATAGAGTATGTACTGGATAACCAGCGTCATAAGAGAATTTACCAAAGTGATCTTTCTTGTATTGCTTTAACATGTCGCCATAATAAGAACCGTATATAGCGCCCTCTCTGCTACAATAATACTCTTGTTGTATTATCTCCTCTGGTTTACCACGCTCACGTTCCTCTGCTAGGTCTTTTTCAGTTACTATGCCAGTATCAGCTATGGTTACTCTTGACGCTATGTACTCTTCTTTAGTCTCTAACCAGTCCCACATCTTAGTTGCTTGGTTCTCACCGCGAGGAGTGTAGTTAAATATTACCCAGCCCTTAGTCTCTTTTAACATAGGCTCTACTGCTAAGTCGTATAGGTTAGGCTTTTGTAATGAGTGCTCAGATATTATAGCCCCTTTGAGTCCAGCCCCTACGCGTTTATCATATCTATCACCACCAACAAAGGATATAATACTACCAGGCTCAGTAGGCTTCTGCGGATGTATCATGTATATCTTCATTGATTGATTGTCTTTTTTGTGGATAAGTTCAGGTGGTATGAAGTCTAGGTATTTAACACCGTCAGCAGTTACGCCTTCCCAAATTGCGTTACGTATCTGTTGTGATTCAGGTAGTATGTGCCAGTAGTTACCAACCTCTATCATTGCCTCTGCTATCATTATGTTAAGAGAGAATAAATCTTTACCATGTCGCCTAGCCCATTCTAGGCTCATCTTACGTACTCGCTTATTAAACCATTGATCCCATATCTCTTGTTGGTAGTCTCTTAGGGCTATTAAAGGTAAGTCTATGTCCATCTAGCGACCTTGCATATATTCTTCTGGAGTAAGTAGCCCTAACGCATAGTCCAACATATCTTGTATCTCTTGATCTGTGGGATCTTTCTTATTCACCTATAATCTCCTCAATATACTCAATGAAGTTTACCTCTGAATCATATACAGCAGCTAGGATGTCTTGTGCTGTTTGTTTGCGTACTGCTTCACCGGCTATCTGATCTGACACTTTAGCCACATTGGTAGCAACGTCACCCATAAAATCTATCTCGCATCCGCTATCACAGTTAGCCATTAGGCTAGTATCCATGAGAATGCTTTATCAAACAAGTGTTTATACTCTCCAATATTAGATAAGAGGTCTTCTGTTCTTTCTGGCCCATATTCTCTGATCTCTTCCCTTAAATCACGACGGCTTTCTTCTATACGTTGTTTGAAATATTCAATAGTCTCTAAAACATAAGTAGGCTCTTGCCCTAATGATTCCGTTAATTGGTCGCACAATGTCTCTTCTTTCTCTTCCCACTTACTACAGTAGTCTTTAGATGTGTGCCAATTTTCACGCCATAACTGCTCACCTAGCTCTCTACATAAATAATGAGTATTTCTCTTAGATTCTCTTGCTTCTTTTGCATCATATTTACAATTATCACAGCATTTATCCATTGTTTTCTCCTTGTTTGCTTTATCTGTTAGCTCTTTTAGGGCCGCGTAAGCACAGCCTATAAAACGTATTACTTACCACCAGTTATAATACGCACGTTTATATCACCGGTAATATTAGCATCTAAGTCTACCTTCTGTTGTTCTATTACTTTATGCTTTATAGCTAATTGATATTTGTTAGTCTTAAATCTTACTTCTTCACTCTTAGCACTCTCTAATGCCTCTACGTTGCGTAGTAGCCTATCAAGGTCTTCTGCTTTGCCCTCGTTGTAGGCCTGAATTAATGGGGCTTTCTTCTCATCGCTTATAAGGAAGAGAGTATCTCTTTTACGGTTTAGTTTTTGGGCTATTTGTTCTTGTGAATATCCCTTTGAAGCGTCTGCCTTTACCATAGCTAGTAGTTCAGGTGTTATTTCTAAACGTGAAGCCATTAGCTAACCTTTTTATCTGGTTTAGCCACGCAATGATCTATAATCCTTTGAGCGTTAGTATCTAAGTTCTTAAAACTTGTATCGTTTAGTGTTCCACCTATTGCCATAGGAGACATTAGTGCCATAACTATTGCTTTTAAAGTTCCCTTATCCATTATTTACTCCCTACTATTTTAGCTGCTAGGTCTATGTACTCTTTATTTGGTTGTCCAAGTATTTCTTTTCTTATAGCGTCTACATCTTGTTTAGCTTTTTCTATTATCTTGTCAGCTTTATCTTGTAGTGGAAATATTATTGCAGCACGATTATCTGCCTCTTCTTTTGAATTAAATATAAGAGATTCCTCAACAGGCTTATTTGCCCCTATAATATCATAAAGTAAATATCCCCAGCTTTCTTTAACTCCACCGCTAACCCCTAACGCCCTTACTTCTGAGTTAAGCACTTTCTTTGTGTTTTGATCTATGTAAAATACACTTGTCCCTAATTTTATCATTGTTTGCTCCTTTTCTTCATTATACCATACTTTAGCCAATATAGTTATACATATTCCACTCAACGTTATACTCTTGCTGCAGCGCTCTTTCATCTGCCCAGGCCCATACAGCAATACTTAGCAACATAACAATACATAACCCATTGATAATTTTATTTAACATTATTCTTCTCCCTTGATTTTATTAATGCGTTAGCATTACACAGCAGCACATCGCAATGGACTTTATGCAGGGCAACTTCAAACACAATCTTGTCGTCTATTTTTGGCGGCTGATACATTGGGTCTAGCATCTTATTCCATTCTTGTAGTGCTTCTTTCTGCCACTTTACCTGATCGCTTTTGTAGTGATTAATCCCCAGCGCAATAGAGACTAGTATTGATAGTGTTATTATGTATTTCATTTATCCCACCTAAAATCTGTAAAATCATCAAAAATAAGTTTAATAGGACACTGAGCGCTAAATATAGCATTTCTATATAGGGATAATTTGTCAACTGTTGATAAATACCAAAAATCTCTACTTATTATGACTATATTATTCATCTCTCACCCTCACATTGTTTTTTAAGCTCGTCTATAAACTGTTTATCCATTGTTATTCTCCTTTTCTGTTATATATGTGTAACAGTTGGCAAGTGATATATATTTATAACGCTTTATCTATTTGCTCATCTATAAACTGTTTATCCACTGGTTTTTCGTAAAACACAGAGCGTTCATCACTTGCTCGTTCTTTGACGTTTTCTTTTAGCTGCTTTACTTTATCTGATTGGTTAATAGCGTCTTGTATTTCTTTGTTAGTCATTAGTGTCTCCGTTCTTGTTTTCATTGGCTTACTTCCGATATATCCACAATTAGGACAATTTTTATATGTTCCAAAATATCCACATTCTATACAAGTTTGTGTTTTTTTATTAGTCATCTCACTCCCCCAACTTATAAATATAATTATCGATATACTTAGCTATTTGCATATTTTTCTTTCTCCTCGATTATCATATTTTCATACATCGTAAACATCTTAAAATATTGGCACTTCTGATAATGCCCGGTCTCGTTCTGTTCTTTATCTAAAAAGTAAGCCGCTCTGTCTTTCATATAATCTAATCTAGTCTTGTGTAGTTCAAGTGCAGCGTTTTCTTGTTCTTTTTCAAGTATTAAAAAGTAAGCTTCTATTTTCTTTTCAGGTGTTAGATCATTAACTTTATCCTCAAATAATTTTAACATGGCTTACTCCTTATTATACTTTATGGCCTTAATCTATATTATGGCTTTTTATGTTGTACTTTCCCTTTGTTATTGATTATTATTTTACTCATTTTCTGAACCTACGCCCTCATATGGAATATCTCTTCTTTGTGATTGCTTGTATTCCGTTACTGCCTCTCTCTTGGCAGTCTCAATCATTTCTTTTATTTCTGGCCTTATCTTGCATGTATGCGCTCCTGATACTTGCCCTCCACACCTCCAACATGTCTTGGCGTTATCTAGTTCTGCTATGAATAGGTCAGCTATTCTACAATAAGACTCCTTGACGCTATCGCTTTTAATCTGATTAAAAGGCATAACATCTTTATCGCCAAGTCTCATTTGTTTGTATATCTCTATTGCTCTCTTTTCTCTATCCACAACTTCCTCCTAGTTTAATATTTCCTCTTTAATTGTCATTACTCCCCCTTTATAATTCTCGTTCTGCTGCTAATACACCTAGATGTTTCTTTAATCCCTGCACGAGTTCTTTTGTAGACTTCTCTAATTTCTCCCATTGGAGCATAGTTGTCTTTGTTTGTGCATACACCATCGCCAGCGCTTGCTTGTTAGCCTTGTTGTGTGCCTCTGTAAGCCCTGAATAATGTCCTAAGTATAGTTTATCCAGTTCAGCTATTATGTGGCCTATCCTGACAAGATTAACGCTTATCGTAACTATTGCCTTGCTAACTCTATGTGGTGAATCACCGGTTAAAACATCTTCATAATTTACAGCTATCTCATAGTAACTTTTATATTCTGCTTCGTAGTCCATTTATTGCCCCCTGTTGTTATCTCCCCATTAATTGCCCCAGCATATAATATTAGATCATTTTTAACTGATTCATATATATCTTTGTAGTTTCTTTCTAGCCCCATATATTTAACCAGTAATTCCCTTGCTCTCTTTTCTACCAGAAGAAGCTCTCCTATCTCGTATATATTCATAGTGTCTCTTAGTTTTGGCTTGTGCTGAAACATTAAGCCAAGGGCCTTATATGTAGCATTTGTTATGTGCTTGAAATAATAATTAGCCTTTGTGCTTCCTTGTGCTGTAGCATAGTCAACAAACTCTTTTATTATATCTGTCTCTTCTCTTCTTCCAACCTTTAATTGACTTCTTCCTGTAACCCATAGAGGGTCGGCAGCATTTGTTTTAGCATCAATTATGTGTTGTTCCATAGCATTAAACGCACCAAGAAATGCTATCTGCCACTCTAGGGCTTTTTTACCCTTAAACTTCATTACTAATAATGAAAAGAAATCTCTATTCATAAGATATGCTGTATACTTTTGTCCTCTGTATTCTCGTTTGTCTTTTACGACTTTAGGGTCAAACATGTTGCCCCCTAAATTTTCAATATCTTTAATCAAATTTTCAATGTGCGTTACAACATAATTATGTTTATGCCCAAACTTCTTAGCTACAACATTGCTATCACAATATATATCTTCCTTGCTTACCTCTACTAGTTCCATATTAAGCTCCTTGTTTAAGATGCTTTTATCGTACCATACTCATTAACCGTTGTCCATTCTAAAACGGAACATTTTGACCGTCGCTAGATCTATCGTTATGATCTGCTAACGTTCCCGTTGTTGTCTCTAACTTGTAAGTGTTTAGTTGAGAATAATACTTTCCTGATTTACTTTCCTTACAATCTAGGTTTATCCATTCATCCTGAAAAGTATTTAGCCAGGTTATCATTTCTTGTACTTTGATGCTTATGCTGCCCTTTACAAATTCTGGTGCTCCGTCTCTTGGTTTCTTGAAAATTAGTCCTTGTGGAAATATAGGTTCTTGTTTATCTGTCATGTTACTACTCCTTAATTTTTATTGAATGTCCACTTTAGGTCGTGTCCGCTTATATTTACTTTATATTGCCATACCGGTATCTTCTTAGGTCTTTTAAGTGTTGCTAGCTTCATGACTACTCCTGGTTAATATTATAATATCGATCATAATCACTTTCCATTTGTGCCTCTAGAAGTCCCTCTATGTAATCTGCTGTATTGGCTACTAGCTTAGAAATACTACCCATTATTTCGTTATTTATTATTATATCAATCACACCTTGCTCTATTTCTTTTCTATCCATTATACTCTCCTCGCTTCTGCTATCATGGCGTCTAGCTCTGCCCCTGTCATCTCGTTTACATTATTTGTTATATTTAATTTACTCTTTATTTCAACAGCTAGCTTTATATCGTCGCCAAGTAATTTTATTAACTGTTGTTGTTTAGCTGCCATGGCTATGTCGCCGGTCCTATTCATTGAATACTCGCCATCATCATCGGTGTCTAGAATACCAAACATGGTTACTATAGAATATCGTCTAGCATAAGTTATAGCAGAGCCTAGCTTTTGCATATCAGTACCTATCAATAACAAAGAGCTTCTAATTGTTTGACCTGCCTCTGTAATAGATGAAACCTCTGTAGTAAGCACTAGCTTATCATTATCCATATGTGTATATTGAAATATCATTAAGTCATTTTCGTCTAGTATTGGATCTAGCGCTTCTCTTATCCCTGAGAGAGTCATGTAGCTAGATTTAAAGTGTGGGTTCTTGCCGTCTTTATGAACTTTACCTATTGACCTGCTAACCTTATTTATTCTTTCTATTATTTTCATTAGTCTTGTACTCCTATCTTAATCTTTATGTCTTGTTGTATTTGTTTACCGTACAGAGTAGCCTTTAATTGTATTAAATTATCTATAGCTGCATTTATCTTATCAAGAAATTCCTCACGTTCTTTTTGTAATACGTCTATCTTGTCTTGTGTCCATTTAATTTCTGTTTCTATATTCATGCCTTACCCTCCACTATTTTATCGCTTATGATCTCTATAATTTCGTCTTCGTACCAGTCAGTCATTCTATCTAAAAATGTTGATAGCTTTTTTTTATCTTGGTATATGTCTTCTAGCAATCCTTCAATAATCTCTTCCATTGCATCAGAGTCACTCATAACATCGTTTATCTTATTACTTATATCTACCATTCTTTCACCTCACTATTAAATCTATTAAATCTCTCTATCTATTTCTATTGCTCTTTTGTCTAATACAATATCTAATTCCCCTATAGTGTCTCCTCTATAACAATCTCTCCCATCATAGGCTTCAAATAATATCTTTTCCTTGCCTGGAGTTTCTGGCACTGGCACTGAGCAAGTAATACAAGATAATCCTCTATATTTAAAATATACTTTCCCGCTAGTTCCCAATAACTTACCTATAAATAACAGATTTTCAAGCGCCTCTTCTGAAAACTTTAAATTATAATACTCTCTAATAACTTCACTCATTATATAACTCCTTTTATTCTATAATATTACAATCTTTGTCTAAATTAACAGGATCAAAAGATTTAACATAATCTACTGCATTACTAACTTCTCTACCAAATATTTTATCATAAGCAAAGTCTAAACATCTCTCCATGTCTTCCCTATCCTTATCTTTTGTAAATATAGTATTATAATTTTTTCTAAACGCTACTACAAAATCACTTACAGCCTGCTTGTCTACTGGCAACTCTTGTTCTTTATATTTATCATAAAGCCACTTGTCTTTTGTTGGTATTTCTTTTCCTATTTCGCTTGCTTGTTTTATTAAATCTTCCATGACTTTCTCCAATCTATAGTCTTGTCTTCGTAAAATGTCGTTGTGCCCGTCTCGATAAATCCCAGCCACTCTAATAATGATTCCATAACTGTTCCTTTTCTTATTCCTGATACTTTCATAATTGCCCCTCCATCTAATTTATTCCCAATACTAACACACGTAAACTTTACTTGTCAACTGTTATTTTCTTAACCATTTTTAGACCGTTTTCTTTCAGTAATTGACCAACTCTAGAGCGAGTTACTCCCAAGTACCTTGCTACGCCTGCCTGTGTAATATGACGATCAAACAATGCGATCAATCTGCCCATATTCATATTCTTTAATTCGTTTGTCTTTTTTTCAATTTCCATATTGTTAATATACTCCTGTTTATTTTACTTGTCAACTATTATTTTCTTTGGCTTTTTTTATACTAATTGCAACAAGCCTATCAACTGTATCAATAATATCGCTTAGTAATGATATGTTTTCCTGTATTCTATCCCTTAATTTTAATTGTTCTTCTGTAGCCGTTTGCCAATCAGTTACATTACATTCAAGTTTTATTTTGTTTGCTATTATCTTTATTGCATCTCTATACTTATAGTCAGGAACTATTAATTTTATTGCCCCTGTCATTTTTTTATAACTAGTCCCACTCTCATTTCTATATCTCAATAGGTTATCATAAAGCCATTCATAAACTTCTATTTCAAACTCAGGATTAATATGAAGTGCCAACTTTATAAACAAAAAAGGATGTATCCAAGTGTGTTTACCTCTTCCCCTTGCAGATATTTTTATCTCTCCATATTTCTTTTCAAGAAAACCAACAAACTCTTTTGTATTCTTTGAATTATACCAATCATTGAAATCAACATAACTTAGGCTATTAAGAATCCGCCACTTATTACCTATTCTCATTAAATCTGTAGAACTAAGAAATTCACTCTTGCTCTTCTGGGAAACCTCTCCATCAATAAACTTTCTCTTCATTATTACTTCTGTTTTCACTGTTTAAGCTCCCTTATTTTTATAGAATATTATCACACTTTAATAAAGGTGTCAATACATTTCTTAAAATATACCACCCTACATCGCATCGATCAAATCTTGCCATGCACCGAGCTTGCCAGCCTGAGTAGAGAGGTCTCGCTTAACCTTTGATTCCTTGCGGTATACTTTTCGCTGGCGTTCGTTATGGGTTAGCCTGCGTTCCTCTTCGCTCTTGTATTTCTTTGGGCGGCCTGCTCGATGTTTCTTTACAGCAGTGTTGACATTTGCCCGTCTTTTTTCTTTTTGCTCTTCTGTTTTCTCTGGCTTCTGTTCGTGCCATCTTGTATATTTCTTTCCTTTATTAGCTCCGTTATTGCTTGGCATTTTTAAACTCCCGTCTCTTCTTTAATACTTCATTATTGTTTCTTATTGTTTTTGGTATAAATGAATCTTCTCTTGATTTATCTGTTATATTTACTCTAATAATATAATCTAAATCTTTCATTTTCTGAATAAACTTTTCATCAACTCCTATATAGGACATATTTTTATCGCAATCAATATGATTTCCGCAACAACATCCAGTTGTAATTATTCCCATATCCCATAAGCTAAATAATTCTTTTGCTAAACATGCATCAAAAGATATTCCATTATGCGTTACTTGGCATTCGTAGTTTTGTATTGTGCTTTTTCTACAATTCATTTATTCTCTCCCTCTTTTGATTTTTCCCATGCCTTGTATGCGTCTTCTCTTTTATGGTATGTCATCTTGATACTTAGTGGTACTTTGCTTAGCCACTCTTCAAAGTTGTTCATAATTCTCCCTCAAGTTTGATTATTTCTTTCTCTAGCGCTTTCCATGTCGCTCTCAGCTCATCTTTATTGTCTGGCTGATATAGTTTAACTATTGTCTCTATTTTCTTTTGCTTGCTCTTTATATCGCTTATCTTTCTTAGGGTCATGTTCTTTCTGTCTATCTCGCTTTGATCTAGGCCCTCAAAATTAAAGCCTATCTCCCCCATAGCTTGTTTACAGTGTTTCGTCATTTAATTAAGCTCGTTATCCATTAACACGACCTATTATTTCATTTATCTTATCTATAACCATTACAAGGGTGTCTATTTCATCGTACCCTTCTTTTAGTCTGTCTATCTTTTCAATTGTCATTGTCTTCCTCCTTAGTAGTGTTGTTATTTAATCTCTTCAAGCAAATTATATCCAGTTTTAACTATTCTTCTGTTGTTTATCTCTATCGATGGAAGAACGCAACCATGCTCCATAATCCCCTTAGAGACACTAAAAGAAAAACAATCAGTACCTTCATTGCTATTAACGTTAATAATTACATGGTCTTTATGTTCTCCATATATTCTTATTTTATTTCCCTCTACCAGTACTTTCATTGTCTTGCCTCCTTATATATGTTTGCTATTTAACTTCTTCATATGTTTGTTCAAATATATCTGGCTTACATGGATAACGCTCGCCTTTAACGCCTGTTATTATCCAATCTCCTGGACAAACACTGTGGCCATCCTCTAGAGTGTCAATCCACCCATGTTTATTCATTGGTTTTTTACATTTAGAACAAATAGTCTCCCCACTAATGTCAGGATGTCGATAATACCTAACTATTTCTCCTTCAAGCTCTAAATACTCTGAATATTTTTTAATATCCATATCTGTAGGGTTTTCGATCCCAATAGGGTCATGATCTTTTGGATGGTCTCCATTTTTAAACCACTGTGTTGCATCTATTATTACTGGCCTCTTTCTGTATTTTCTTTCATTCATCTCTTGTCTCCTTATCCATATATTTTAAAAAGTTATCTAGCTCGCCTTCTTTACTTAATACGGTCAAAATATTCTCTTCTGCTATAAAAGAAGGGTGCGAATTATTAAAAGAATTGTTTCTCCTGTATTCTGCGCTTGTTAACCACGAATGTGATTTCAATATAGCAAAAAATTGTTCTTTAGGTATTGTTATTGTCATGCTTACACTCCTTATCTAATATTTTACTAACTATTGAGGAGAGCGTTCTATCCTGCTCTTCTGCCATCTTCTCTAGCTTCTCTTTTGTTTCCTTGCTTACTCTAGCCGATATATTCACTCCCCCTCCTAATTGTATACAAGGTATACAATGTATACAATGTATACCTTTTACTTGGTCCGTATTTCACCCATAGGTTCATGGTTATTAATAAAAGCTAGTAACGAGTGTCTATTGTAGTTTTAATCACCAATAGAGAGTCATAAGATATGGGCATGACTATACTCAACGGACAAGAGTATTCCCTACACTTAATCACTAGCAGTCCCCCATCCACAAGGTATCTTTCATAACAGGATGATTTCAGTCCGTAGGTTTTATTTGCGGTAACCTAGTAGTAACCCGCCTTGTTAATTATTTAATTCTTTATATACTGCCATTAAGGTATCATTGTCCATATGAT